TTTAAATGCATCAGCATTTGAATCAGTAATTGCATCCGTCAGCATTGCTGTTGTAACTCTGAGTTCTATACGGTCCCCACTATTAGCAGCAGTTCCTGTTGTTCCGTCTTGCGCGCGTACACATGTGAGTGTTGTACCGGCGACATTAGTTACTTTAACAATTTCAACATAACTAGAACCAATAATACTTAAATACATGTGGTTACTGCCAGTAATGCTAGGAAATGTAGCTACGCTAGCTACACTAATGGACGTAGCACTATTGGTTATCCCGCCGCTTAGTGTTGAAAAAGCATTGTTTGAATATTTAACTGCCACGAGTATTCTCCTAAGAAATAGTTACTGCCCAACTAATTGTCATCGTATCAAGTGAACCTTTATTAACTACACCAAATACAGTTCGAGCTAACATAGTTCCTCCTGAAGCGGCATTAAGAACTCCTGCTTCTGTTATCGCTCCTGTACCTGTACCAGCTGCGTATGAAGTTGCAAAGGTAATAACTGCGCCTGCTACTGTACCGCCAGAAGTACTTAAAACTTGTCTAGCTACTTCAGTTCCTAATGTCGTATTAGCAATTGCTGCTGCAGTATTGCCAGTGCCAATAGCCATATGAGTCATCACAGTTGATGTATTTTTCATTCTAGCAGTTACCCATTCTTTGCCAGCAGTAACAACAAGGTTTGTAGTTTCTCGTACAACATCTCCATTAAGAGAAATTGTTAATTTGCCTGTAAGGGCAAGTGTGTCATTTGTGTTCATAATAAACTCCGGATTCTATGTTAGTTACGTAATAGTAACGTCATCAACAAGTATTTCTGTACTCCCCGCCGATATTAAACGCGTATTAAACATGTTTGTATTCAACATACCGTCCTGATATGTTGCTAATAAATCAGAAACAGTTACATTCTCTGTTGGGTTAACATGGTATATCTGCCCAATAGCCGGGGTATCCCCAGTGTTAATAGCGTCTGTAAGATTTTGAACGGTAGTCCATGCAAATGTATCACTGCTACTTATTGATTCTGTAAATGCTAAATTATATTGTGTTGAAACTAAAATTTCTTCTGCAAGAGTTACTGAATCAGTATAAGTTTTGTTAAACACCATGGTGGGTGTAAAAACTTCACTAATTGTAATAGTCTCAGCAGGTTCTTTATTTTTACTATCGTATTCTAAAGTAACATCAGCGTGTGCCTTCTGGTAAGTTACTTCTGCAGCAATTTTAGCGCTCATTAAAAGTCAGCCCTTACTTTAAACTTAAGTCTATCAAAAAGAGTCATAATAGCGCCGCTTGTATAATTTAATTCGATTTCACCTTCGTAAGTACCGGCAGCAACAGCTAAAGTGGTAGCTCCCCATGGCATATAACATGCTCCATTTACAAATGGCGCAACTTTAACGCAAGTCATCGTGTCTAAGACAGTTGCACTTCCTAAAGCACGGAATTTTACTTTAATTGTAGGATCGGAAATATCGATTACAGCCCATGTAGCTGAATCATCAGGGTCTAGAGTAAGACCACTTACTGCAGTGTTAGAATCTTTTAATTTCAAGTTAATCTCTGGCTTTGTATCATTGGCCACGAGATTAATAGTTTCATAGTACGCCATTGTTAACTCCTAAGGAGGTTGTTCTCAGCATTGGCATTGTTTGCCGATACAGAATAGGGAATACACTATCGAAAGTCAACTAGTAATTATACGAATCCGTTATCAGTTAATTTGGTATTGACTCCAATCTCGTTATTGCCCCACATTCCGGAGTTAATAAGTTGCTTACAACTAGATTCATAGCGGAGATAATATGTATTATTCTCGTCCTTCATATCTCCACTAATGGCACCATGGGCTTTGTATGCTGCGTAATTAAGTAGTGCTTCTGTATATACTTCATTAATCTTTAAATCTGCATATGTAGTTTTAGCTTTTTTAGGAGCTGATGCGTATTGTAAAATAATTTGAATACGTTTAGGCGTTTCAACATCTGTACCCTTAATACTTGCTTTAAAAGGCTCATTAATTAAAATAGAAACCGCAGTATCAATTTTATTAACCAATTTTACAGAATCATCTTTAATAGCTACAGGCTCAAAATCAAGTGCGTAGTACGCATGAATAGGAGCTAAAAAATCAGTAGGCAGATCAAACTCTTCACCGTCTAGTGGGTTATCTAATTCAAAATTCTTTTTTCTTAAATTGAATCTTTTATGTAGCGCTAGATTAGCTAAAGTAATATAATTAATAAACTTCTTTTGATTTGCTACTTGAACAGTGCTCGGTGCTGGGCTGGGGTTTGCGGAGGTATCACCTACGTTAGCTATTGCTAGCTTGCTACATTCACCGGTAACTAAGTAATCTATATATTCTGAAACTTTCATAGTATCCTCTATCTAGACAAAATAAGAACTGTCACCTACTTTTTTAATAGTATCATCACCCCACATACGAGAATTTTGTAAGGGATCTTCTTGTTCGTCTTCTTGTGGGCCTACCTCACTTGGTTTCCAAGCATTTAGTTCAGCCAGCATAGTAATCGTATCTATCTGATCATCATGCTTACTTTTAAACCCCTTAAGAGTAGCTAAAGATAGCTCAAAAAGCAACTCTACAAGTTCATCACTATCTTTTAATTCTTCTGGTAACCAGATTTTTTTAGATTTAAATAGTGGAATAGCATTCTGCTGAAACCTACTCATCTTATCTTTAGTAGGCCTAATACCAATCGTATTACTGTTTTTGCCTTTAGACAATGTAAAGTAGTTATTACGCTGTCCCATCTCATTTTGAATCCAACTAATAAATCCACCTTGTTGCCCAGTAGTCTCAATGCCTACTTCCTGGGGTCGGTACTCCTGAACTAAACGAAACAACTGGTCAATAGTGTCATTCATGAGGGCCCGCTTACAAACTCCATCAACCCACAGCCAATCCCCATTGTTATTGTATGCCCATACGTTAATTACACTAAAATCTGCGTGTTCTTTATCAGATGTAGCAAAGTCAGTTGTAATATAGAAGTTATACGCTCCCTTGTTTTTAAGTACATTACTGCGCTTGTACCAAATTATATCAGAATCAGTAACTAATCGTTCTTCAGGAGACGTAATACGAAGCATGAGCTCTTGATTAAACGAGTCTAGTTTACCAGCACCTTTCGACTTAAAATATTGGTTGCTAATGTACTCGTAATTAAATCGATCTTCCCAGGCTCCTTTAAAATCTTCCTCTTTACAGGGGAATGATTCACAAACAGGATATACATTTACATGCCAAACACCCGATTCAATTGCTTTATACAAAGGGTCTTTAGAGTTAAACGGAGTCCCAGACCAAATAACCTTCCTCTTATTAGGATGTAACGCGTAATCAATGGCCGAGTAGACTGTGTTTTCAACATTTTCAATAATAGTAGCGGAGCGGGCATCTTCATCTCCCAGTAAATCATCAAGAACAGCAAGTTGTGGTCTCGTATTCAATTCAACTGTACCACGTACACCTGTTTTAGCGCCATGACCAGTAACTACAAATTCCTTACCGGCAGCATTCTTAAAGTACCATCTAATGTCAGTAAATCTAGAATTAGAAATGTACTTCTTTAGGAATTCGCTGTTCTCACATCTACGCTCCATACGAAGCCGCATCTTCTTAACACCATTCTCAATGCTATCTGAGACATACAAAGCATAGTCTACTGACCCAAATCCAGGGATGGACCCGTATACAGCTATATACAGAAACAAGTACTCAGCAAAAATGGTAGTCTTCGCCAGTCCACGTGCACACATATTAGCCGTGTTCTGGGTTTTACCCGCGATTTTGTCGATCATCTTGTAATGAATAACTGGGGTCTTATTCTCTTCCCCCTTCTCACCATTAACTAACTTAATAAATGACACAAATTCTAAGGCAAACTCACTAGGGACATAAGTAGGATCATCGTCATAATCAATTTCATTAAGCCATTGATCTACTGTTTTCTTAACTAATGTCATTCCTCACCTCGCGCTCTCTAGTTCCACAAATACATACCTGCTTACCACAACATGTATATGCATCTGGGTGTATAGTTTTAAGACAATCGCCTCTATCATGCATTGTTCCTGACTGAGATTCCCATCCACAAATTATACAAGCCTCATCACTCATTATCTTCTCCCGTTGGAATGATTAGATACCTATCTAAGAATTGGCTACAATCTTCATATCGTCCGATTACTAATGGTATATCACTCATACTATCCATACATTCTCCTTGCATACCTGTATTATCACCCTTCCACCATATACAATTTTCACAGACCTCACTCGAGGACTTCATAAGTAGTCTCAACAGGCGGTGGAGCAGCCTTCTTAGCCAATATCTCGCTATGTGCTATCTCTTTAGCACTTGCTTGGCCATTCATAATCATACGCAACTGCTGTTGTGCAAGTGCTTTAGTAGTAGCACGTAGATCTTCCACCACATCGTTATTGTAATTAATCTCCAGCTCTACTTTAGCTAACGCAGGAGCTGCTAAATTAGTTATCAGGCTCTCAGCTGCCTTCTGTCTAACCATTTCAGACTTAGCTGTGTGCATGAGCTCGGCCTGCACATTGATAGCTTCCTGATACACACCCGCATTCAGAATGTGTGTAGGAACCATGGTCTGTTCCATGATCTTAGTAATCAGCCCTGTCTTACTATAATTATCAGCAAAACTAGCTATATAGGAAGGGGACGCGCTCTTGTCGATCAAGTTCTGATATCGATCAGGAAACACCTTACTATAAGCAGTAGAAGCCTTATCTCCCATCAGTTTCAAAGAGACAAACTTCACCGCATTAACATAAGCCGCTAAAGAGTATTTACCCGCACCCAGTACAGATGCATAACTCAACACATTATCCCTGAATACCCGCCTTAACTCCGAATTAGGCTCTGAATTAACCACATCAATAACTTCGTCAGTCAGGTACTTCCTAAACCTCTTATCAGGCAGAGCTCCATTCAACTGCTCTTTAGTCAGATGATCTGTTGTTTCTATATCAGTCTCGGCATCCTGTAGATTACTTAATTGCATCACAAACCTCGTTCCATTTACGAATTAAACTGCTATGTGATATATCCTCCGTATAGCACTCATGCGGAGATACCATCCAGTTCTTACTATCTAAACGAACTAAAATACCACTACTAACTAATTCATCCCAATACTTGTCCCAAGTTCGGTAGTCGCTTATCCAGTTGATACTCTTAATAAACTCTTTCTTGTCTATTTCATTATCACTATTAGACAATAACGTTAATGGCAAGAGCAATGCGCATGCTGTACTAGACAAAGATAAGGTACCTGCCGTCTCTGTATTTATATACTTACTCATAACTCCGTTTAATTCTCTTTTTAGGGGCTAACTTCGGCCACCTGGTTGTTATTTCATACACATACTGTCTGGATAGCCCATAAGCCCTGGCTACCTTCGACTGAGAATGCCCGTCCCGCAAAGCTTCTAATATATGTTGGTCTCTATTACTAGGCTCCTTGAACCGTTTCCTCCCAGCAGTCACTGTCTAAATCCCCTTGTCGTCTGGGTTTCCCACATGTTTTTAACTATAAAGTATTGCCTATCATTGCCATTGAACATGATATCTGGATTGAGCATATACTCTTTCTTAGTGTATTTCCTAATGAAATCAGTCTGCTTCAAAGACCTAATCCCCACATGAAAGTCCCCTAAAGTAATCCCAGCTATCTTAGCAATCTCTTCAGGAGTACCTTCTACTATATTAATCCTATTGATGTGGTACATAAGCTTCAACAGAACCAAAGCCCCAGCCTTATTCAATTTTGTCTTAGACAGAATAGCAGCAGGCCTAGTGCCCAACTGTAACTTATTAAACATCCTTATTAACCTCTCCTAAATGAGCAGTAGCACGTACCCAATATTACCCAAATATCTACATAATGCAACATTAAACGTAACTTCAATCACGTATACACGATTAAACTACCCTCTTTAATAGTGTATACACGATTAAACTATTTGTAACTAACTATAAACAAAAGAGTTATAGACCCTTAAGAAGAAAGAACAGTCCTCCGGACTTCTCGCCCCTGCGGGGCTTCAGTCCGTCGTCCTTCAGCTGCCGCTATTTCCCCTATATATACATATAATATTATTTTTTTAGAAACCCATATGAGATTTTTATTTCTAGGTATGGATGCAGTACTAACTGGTTGAAGGACTCAACCCGAAAACCACCCCCCGCCCTTTAAAAGATAACTATCTTTTTACAACACTGACCTTGTCAGTGAGGTAATATTACTAAACCCAAGGAGAATAACATGTCATTACAAGTACTCGATTCAGCATCAGCAACCACCACCAAAGTACTCACCATCGTAGACAAAGCATCAGACTTCCTCGTAGTAGGTACTATCCTCGCTACATCAGGTCTCATTATGGAACGTCGTACTCAAGTCGTTGAGCAAGAAGAAGCCAAAGTCAAACAGGACGCTGGCAAAACATACTCATCTGCTACTCAAGCCAAGCTCGATCTCCTCGATCAAGATATCCCTGCATAATCTATCGGGTCCCCAGAACATCGGGGGCCTTCCTTCCCCAAAAAATTACACATAAGATAGAACACTATAAGAGAGTGCCAAGAGAGATGTCTCTTTCTGCCTATTCTTTAATCAATCACCAATCAACACTTTATCCGACCTTGTCGGTAAGGTCTTTTCCTCTGCTTAATCCTACTGGATTCTGTAAGTAAAGCATCGTTGCCCATATTGGGCTATGGACTTCCGTATCACGGGGGTCTCTATATCTTAAAACCTTAGGAGATCTACAATGATTAAAACAGAACTGGGAACTCAAGATTCTTTCATGAGTAAGAATGGTTACATGAGTGCTTCAAACAACGTAGTTGAAGAAGAAGCTACATTGTTCGACTTTGGAGAGCACTCTGGATTGTACTTTAAGCCTAAGAGCTT